TAAACGTAAGCGACATGTCAGCCAACGCGCCGGTAGGTACCACGCTGGCCCTGTTAGAGCGAACCCTCAAAGTCATGGGTGCCGTGCAGTCTCGTATGCACTTCACCATGAAGCAAGAGTTCAAACTCCTCAAGACCATCATTGCTGACTACACGCCAGAAGAGTATGAGTACGAGCCAGAAGAGGGTAATCCCCGGGCTAAGAAAGCAGATTACGATAACGTAAATGTTATCCCTGTGTCAGACCCCAATGCCTCTACTATGGCGCAGAAGGTTGTTCAGTACCAAGCGGTTCTCCAATTGGCGCAGACTGCTCCTCAGTTGTACAACATGCCTTTGCTGCATCGTCAAATGATTGAAGTGTTGGGTGTAAAGAACGCCAACAAATTAATCCCGACAGAGGAAGACGAGACACCGATTGACCCAGTTGCTGAAAACCAGCAGGTCTTGATTAATAAACCAATCAAAGCCTTTATGGAACAGAACCACCAAGCTCACATCCAAGTCCACACGCTTGCCATGCAGGATCCCAAGATAGGTCAATTGCTGGCTCAAAATCCACAAGCTCAAATGATTCAAGCCGCAATGATGGCCCACATCAATGAACACTTAGGATTCGAGTACCGCCGTCAAATCCAAGAGGCTATGGGTCTACCACTCCCAACGGAAGATCAAAACAAAACTGTCAGCCCGGAACTGGCTAATCAGATCGCTCAGATGGCCGCTCAAGCTGCACAAAAACTCTTCCAAAAGAACACCGCTGAAGCCCAACAGCAGTCCGCTCAGCAACAAATGCAAGATCCTGTTGTACAAATGCAACAGCAAGAACTGCAAATTAAACAGGGTGAGCTTCAACTTAAACAGCAGAAGATGCAGATCGACGCCGCATCTAAAGCTGACCAGCTTCGCATTGAAGAAGCAAGGATTGAATCTCAGAAAGAAATTGCCGCCATGCAAGTGGCAGCAACAGCCGCAGCCAACAAGGACAAACTGGAACGCCAGCAAGAACTTGAAGGTCTGCGAATCGGGGCAGACATTGCAAAAAATAAAGCAATGATGAATCGCCCCAGAATCCCCGGAAGGAACTAAATGACAAGTGAATACCAAGCTTTACTGCTTGTGCAAAAGGAAATTGGAAAAATGCGGCAGGATCGAGAGGAATTTATTAGCTCTGGTCGTGCAAAGGATTATTCCGAATACCAACATGTCTGTGGCGTTATCCTTGGTCTCAACCACGCTGACATTATCTGTAAAGACCTTGTGCAAAGGATAAATAATGACGACTGATTTTGATGTCGCTGCGGTAGATTTGTCTGGTATTTTGAATACCACATCTGAACAAAAAGCCAAGCAGTTGCCAGACCCAAAAAGATTCATGGTGCTCTGCGTCGTACCTGATGCGTCTGAAGAGTTTGAAGACAGCTCGCTAATTAAATCTAGCAAGACTATCTACTATGAAGAAGTTCTGACCCCAGTGTTATTTGTCGTCAAGCTTGGGCCTGACTGCTACAAAGATCCAACCCGGTTCCCTAGTGGGCCGTCGTGCAAGGAAGGTGACTTCGTCATCGTCCGACCCAATTCAGGCACCCGCTTGAAGATTCATGGCCGTGAATTCCGCCTCATCAATGATGATTCGGTTGAAGCAGTTGTGGAAGACCCGAGAGCTATTTCTCGTGCATCATAAGGAGAAAAAAATGCCATTACCAAAACATATTGGTGACGATTTATCTGAAGACAAACAAGATGCCGCCAAAGAGGCATTTGAAGTGGAGATTGAAGACGATACTCCAGCAAAGGATCGCAACCGAAAGGCTGCTCCACCACCCGAAGACTTAACCGATGACGAGTTAACCTCTTACGACGAAAAGGTTCAGGCTAGGTTGAAAAAGTTCACGCGTGGATACCACGATGAACGCCGAGCCAAAGAAGCTGCGGAACGCGAAAGATCAGCCGCAGAAGAGTTTGCCCAACAGGTTTACAGTGAGAATAAAAAACTCAAGGAACAACTGAAGTCGGGCAGCGAAGTATTTATTGAGCAGAACAAAAGCTCTGCTCAGATGGAACTTGATAACGCCAAGAAACGAATGAAAGAAGCCTTTGAAGCAGGCGATTCAGATGGCATGGTAACGTCTCAAGAAGAGGTTACTAAAGCAACTATGAAAATAGAGCGGGCTCAGTCCATGAGACCAATTGAATCCTCGGATGACGATCCCCCGCCAGCTCGACAACCAAATAAGGTTGCCCCAAAGACGCAGGCATGGATTTCCGAAAACTCCGAATGGTTCGGCGTTGACGAAGAAATGACTATGTCTGCAATGGGCCTTGACAAAAAACTGCAAAAGCAATATGGTGCTGACTATATTGGCACAGACGATTATTTCAAAACAATCGACAAAGTCATGCGTAAAAGATTCCCCGAGAATTTCGGGAGCTATGAGGATGATGACGATCCTTCCCAAAATCAGTCAGAACCGGTTGAAGAGGAAACACCTCCACACCGTGCCTCAAAACCTGCTAATGTTGTTGCTTCGGCAGCACGTAGCACTCCGCCCAGTCGCATTAAGCTAAAGGCGTCTCAAGTTTCGTTAGCTCGTAAACTTGGGATTACCCCAGAGCAGTATGCAAAACAGGTTGCTTTACTTGGAAGGAATGAATAATGGAACAGCAAAATCGTAAAAGTCGTGAGGTTGAAAGCAGAGAAACAGAGCAACGCCCTATGGTTTGGCGTGCACCCGAAACTTTGCCATCACCAAACCCTCGGCCCGGTTGGACACCTCGTTGGGTGCGTATCTCAACATTAGGTGTAGCTGATCCCGGAAATATCTCATCCAAGTTACGCGAAGGATACGAGCCCTGCAAAGCAGAGGATTATCCGGAGCTCATGATGCACGCTTCCACTGAAGGTCGTTTCAAAGGAAACATCGAAGTGGGTGGTTTGTTGCTCTGCCGCATCCCGTCTGAATTGTTGGAACAGCGTATGAAATACTACGATGACAAAAACAAAATGCAGATGGAGTCAGTGGACAACACTTTCCTCCGCGAGAGGGACGCTCGATCTAATATGTCGATGATTGTCGATAAAAAATCGAAAGTCACTTTCGGTTCTGGTACATAAATTTTAGGAGTCATTAAATGGCAGCTACAGCTTCTCCCTATGGGCTACGTCCCATTAACCGTATTGATGGCATGCCTTATGCTGGTGCAACTCAGACTTTTCTGATTGACCCTGCTGGCGAAGCCACCAATATTTTCTATGGTCAGGTGGTCATTATTGGCGCGGACGGCTATTTAGCTATCTCTACCGCCACTGGTGCAGACATTACGACCAACAACCTTGGCGGCAGTGGCATCGGTGCAATCGGCGTTTTCGTCGGTTGCCAGTACGTCAATGCACAAGGTCAAGTGATTAACTCTCAGTACTACCCCTCCGGCACAACCGGTGTGGTAACAGCTAAGGTTATTACTGACCCAAGCGTTGCGTTCCAAGCACAGCTAGATGGTTCTGGAGCTCAAACAGTTTTGGGCACTAACACCTTCTTTGCCGCTGTACAAAGCACCAGCACAGGTTCCACTACAACTGGTAACTCAACCAGCGCTTTGGACGCTACAGTGCAAACCACTGCTGCGGCTTTCCGTATTGTGGGCTTTGTTGAGGTTCAAGGCTTCTCGGCAATCGGCGACGCGTTCACTGATGTGTTGGTTAAGTTCAACCCCAGTGCCCACTCGTATTTAAACAACGTCGGTCTGTAAGGAGCTAAATCATGGCTATTTCACGCGCACAACTACTTAAAGAACTTCTCCCCGGTCTGAACGCTTTGTTCGGTATGGAGTACGCCCGTTACGGCGAGCAACACAAGGAAATCTACGAGACTGAAACCTCTGAGCGTTCCTTTGAGGAAGAAACCAAGCTATCCGGCTTTGGTGCTGCACCTGTCAAGAACGAGGGCTCTGCCATCGCTTATGACAATGCGCAGGAAGCTTTCTCTACTCGCTACACGCACGAAACCATCGCCCTTGGCTTCAGTATTACTGAAGAAGCGATTGAAGACAATCTGTATGACAGCTTGTCTGCACGCTACACCAAGTCGCTGGCTCGCGCTATGGCGTATACCAAGCAGACCAAGGCTGCGGCTGTTCTGAACAATGGTTTCACCAACTCTTCCGCTTATTACGGCGGTGATGGCGTTCCTTTGTTTAGCACTTCGCACCCAACCGTAGGCGGTGGTGTCAACTCCAACACTCCTTCGACCCAAGTTGATTTGAACGAGACTTCTTTGGAAGCCTCTGTTATTCAGATCGCCGCTTGGACGGATGAGCGTGGTCTGTTGATTGCTGCAAAGCCACGGAAGTTGATTGTTCCACCTGCGTTGCAATTCGTTGCTACTCGCTTATTGGAAACCAGCCTCCGTACTGGCACTGCTGACAACGACATCAATGCGTTGAATAACAACGGTTCAATCCCCGGGGGTTACACCGTCAACAACTATTTGACTGACACCAACGCTTGGTTCATCTGCACGGACGTGCCTAACGGATTGAAGCACTTTGTGCGTACACCGTTGAGCACCAACATGGATGGTGACTTCGATACAGGTAACGTCCGTTACAAGTCTCGTGAGCGTTACAGCTTCGGCTGGTCTGATCCATTGGGTATGTTCGGTTCGTCCGGTTCGACCTAAGCCCTCGGGCTTATTAGAGAGGGCTCCTTCGGGGGCCCTTTTTATTTATTGCACACACCCAAATAAAGTGATATATTGCAGCTAATCCGGACTTTCCGGTGTATCTAACAGTTCCGGCTGACGACATGCAGATAGATACACCCAACTTGCATGTAAGGAAAAATTATGGCACGCACTACGTTTCAAGGCCCAGTTCGTTCATTGGGCGGTATCTATCAACAAGGCCCAGCCGCTGTTGTTGAAATTACAACCAGCACCACACTAAGCCCCGAAGCTCACGGTGGCCGCATCATTTCTGTCGGTGGCTCTTTGGCCGCTGCACTCACATTGACGCTCCCCGCAATCAATGTTTCGACCAACCCGACCACGTCTGGCCCCGGCCAAGATCCCAACACAATCAACAACGAAGGCGTTGTCTACACCATCTGGGTGCCTACAACTATCTCCACTAGCTCGTTGAAAATCGGTGTTACCGCCGCTTCTGGTGACTTGTACGTCGGCGCTGTAATGTCTATTGATTCAGACACATCTGGTGCTGTGGTTGCTTTCTCTGCTAACGGCTCTTCCAATGACTTCATCAACTTGAACGGTACAACTACCGGCGGCGTTGCTGGTACATGGGTTCAGATTGTGGCGATTGCTGCTGACAAGTACATGGTGACTGGAAATGTTATTGGATCCGGCACTGTCGCTACACCGTTTGCAGACTCTTAATCAACTCAAGGGGCTTCGGCCCCGTTTTTAAAGGAGATTGATTATGGCAATGCAATACGACGTTAAATCACAGCACGGCGGAGTTTCCGGCTTGATGGTTCCGTACCGTACTCGCCTTAAAGGCGCGGTTGTTTTTCCGTTTTCTGGTGCTACAGAGTACACCGTTTTGGTTGATAACATCAGTATCAGCGGAACTTACGCAAGAGCCACTACTACGGCGACAATTACAGCGGCTAATCATGGTTTAAGGGCTGGCGATTGGGTTTATCTGGACTGGGATTTGACGGATAACCCGTACCAAGTCCAAACAGCCGCCACTGCAAATACGTTTACTGTCACTGTTGCGAATTCGGGTGCGGCCAGCGGAAATGT